CGCCCTATCAACCCGGAATGTCCTTTCTGTTTAGGATACAGAAAACCGGGGTTGTAATTTTGGAGCCTATGATAAATAAAACAAGGTGGAAATATGTGTGTAGGAATTGTCCGTTTGTTCCGGACAAGGTTCCTGCATTCTGTGGATCGTATGTACGACCACTCCAAACTTGGCGTATGAGATGGATTCCGGACAAGCCAGATTACGCCAAGACAATGCGTATATCGAAACGGACCGGTGAACTTGGCAAGAAGCCACTTAACCTGCCGGACCGTTGTAATGCCTGTAAAGCAAAGTACAGGCGTGCTACGAGGATGGGTAAGCGTATGGACCGCATCCACGAAGTGGCAAAGTCCTACAAGGACGGACGAAAGGTTCCGAAATTGTTGACTTTCGCTTTGCCTTCTCAATGGTTTTCGTACAACGGATGCCTCACCAGTAGGGAAGATGAAATCCGTGCACTGGGTAAACTCCTGCCCAGAGCGAGGGATATCCTTCAAGAAAACGGTGTTGAAGGAGGAAGTTATGTTCTGGAATGTACATACAAATGGACACCAGACTTAGAGAATTTTACACATCCGAAATACAAGTTTCATGCGCATGTGCATATGGTTGCGATAGCACCGTACATTCACTATTCTAAATTGAGTGAATGGTGCCAACAGTTGATGCCGATCGGATTAGGTCGTATCAACTATCAAGCAGTCAAGAATCGTAGAAAGACTGCTGTTTATGTTTCTAAATACCTCGTCAAAGACAAGGTTCAGTGTAGAACTTTTGGGATTATGCGTGGACAGTCGGCGCCACCCATGTGAACAAAGTTCACGTGGGGACCCTCCAACTGTCATGAAGAATAATACTCATACCACGCAATAAGAGACATTCCTGTGGTTACAGCAAGACCAACCCAGTCCAGAACAGGGACTGGGCCATCCATGGCAGCAATTGAACCGCCTGCCATGATTGCTCTTTGGGTTTTTATTACAGCAATGCCGAGTTCACCGGCTTGCTCTGGAGTAGACATTGGAAATGGATTTGACCATGTGGCCTGTATTTCTCCATTTTGATTAAGTTTGATTGTAGTGGGTACAAGCATGCTGGCTTGTTCCATCCATTCCATTTTGTATTGATTCATTCGACCCACTCGTATGTACAGCGTGTGCAAATGCAATGCATCAAGTCTTGGACTCTGATATACTCAACTGAGATGTTTGTTGAGTTGCATTGTTCGCACGATCTAAGTTCCATGTTATCACTTGCGTGCCTTTCGTGCACCGACTCGTCGTCCGTTCACATATTTGTATTGAATTTTAGTTCCCTTCTTGAATTTCCCCGATCGGGACTTCTTTGCGAAAGGTTTCCCATAAGTGGTCTTTCCTTTCTTTGTAGTTCTTCGCCTTGGCATTACAAACACACTCCGTTTAGTTGGCCAAGAACACGGTCACTGAGACCGAGGAGGTGGACAAGTATTGCAAGAGCAATCATCTCTGTCCGGTTGTCTTTGATGTAGGAGAGAACACGAGCGGCAGTAGCCGTGTTCTTGACTGTTGTAGCGGTTTCTGCTTCCATTTCAAGCACGCTCCGCATAGACACCGTGGTAGGTACCCACGGCAAGATTGAGGACCAATCGGAAAGCAGTGCTAACTCCGAATGGATCTACACAGATGAGTCCGAACGGTGCACAGAATCCACTGGCACGAGCGACTCGACCAACACCGACTTCAGTTCCGAGTCGGGCTACATGTTGCATGTTGTTGGTTCCTTCGCCAATGTAGTACGATTGGTCGTAAGGTGTATTCACATTGTCCTCTCGTAAGTTCTCGATGATGTCATTGATTTGTTCCTCTGAGGAGAAATCGAAGAGATTGAGCAATGGGTCAGTTACCGCATTGACATCACTTTCCGGAGTAGCGTCGCTCTCCGGTTGAGCACGGGTCTCAGCGTAACTCTTGATGAGACCGATGCTTAGATGATGGCCCGGAGCACCTCCACTAATGTGAGGTCCGAGCATATGTGCGTTGAATTCATCAGCATCTTGTACGCCATCGTTGTTGTCGTCAGCTGATGTAAATTGTGAATAATCCCAGTCATCAGAGATGATGTCCACACTGCCACCGTTGATACTGTGTAGTGCTGGTTTTGCGCTTCCCGTAGTTCGATGGAGGTCGCTCATGTAGACTTTGAAATCATGGTATTTTCCAACAGGGAAATTAGCCATGTTGTTCATCTTTTGGAAGATTTGAAATCCTCGATTCCAAGCGTTCTTGGTAATCCAGTTATCTGGGAGTGTGTGTAGATCCACAACTCCTGTTTCATTGTTGTAAATTTCTACCGAGTTGATGTAGTAGTAACATCCAGCGCGATAGAATTTGCGGTTGACGGCAGAAAGTGCCTTGCCGACATCCACAAATTGTGTGGACCCACCATCGAACTCGAACGAAAGTCGTGTTACTGTTGGTGATGTTTTCTTGTACTTCTTTGCCGGGAGATTTGCGCCTGCCATAGAAGACCCTATCATGATAGGGTTATTAATAATTTATAGGTGTATATATTTATATACACGGAGCCTGTAGTAGCACCATGGCGAAAGTCTACTACAAGGTGAAGATTGATGGGAAATGGTTGTTCAGGAGAACACCACATGACTGCGAGTGTGCAAATTGCACATATACGGAGGAAGAAGAATGATTTGCCCTCAATGTGAATTTCTATGGGGCAATAAATCTGCTCGAAGAGATGGTTGCTCTTGCGAGGAGGAAGAAGAATGGTCAGAAGAATTTGACCAAGATGAAATGTCAGCCGAAGTTGAGGCTGAAAATGGATATGGTGAAGAAGAATGAACATATATTGCAAACTTATGCGTGAACTCCATGATCGTCACGGAGTTTGGCGTGGAATGGAAATCCGATACTGCAGGATTTGCCATCAAGTTCATCTGGGGGCGAAGCAATGAATTGGGATTGGGTCACTTACCAATGCCGTGTATGTCGTGGAACATACCTCGCTCGCCCTATCAACCCGGAATGTCCTTTCTGTTTAGGATACAGAAAACCGGGGTTGTAATTTTGGAGCCTATGATAAATAAAACAAGGTGGAAATATGTGTGTAGGAATTGTCCGTTTGTTCCGGACAA